TCATCCATTCTATCTTCAGGCCCGTTCCGTCCAGATTGATCACCGGAAGTGCGGGCGGGGGCAAGATAAGTCCAGCCCCAACTTGAAGAAACTCTTTGAACGGAGTCAATCGGCCACCCCCAATGCCTCAACATCGGCAACAGGTTGATAGTAGACGACTGCTTCATCCTCCTCGAACGTGTCGATGGTGGGATCGGCATAAATGCCCGACATAGGCTGAACCCAGAGTTTCCCCTGCGGAACTTTCAACGCCCTATATGGATAGAGCAGATCGATTCCCGCCGTGAGCCCAATGCCGAGCACGAGCGGATCACCCGCGGAGTCGTAAAGATCGAGGTACCAGGCCGTTGTGACAACGAGCGTGTCCGTGTTCACGATCTTCGTGACATAGAAGTCCAGACGAAACTGCTCATCATCGAGGAACACCCGTGTGGACAGATGATCGCTCTCATTGACTTGAACGGTGAGTCGTTGGATCGTCATGACTATGCCGATGGGGCCATGCCAACGCCATCAGGCGGAACTTGACCGACGGAGGGAGATGTCGCACTTGGAGTCTCCACAGGTGTCACGCTTTGCTCGCCTCCTCCTGTAGTTTGACTGTTGCCGGGAGCGAGTGAGTCCGTGTCCGGTAACGCATCTGTGTAGAACGGAGACGCAATACGAGCCTCGATGACTTGCACCACGACGGGCAAGTTCTCGCCGTCTGCTGGAGTCCAGGGCCTAGTGACCGATGCGATAAATGCTCTCGCAAGACAGACTCGAGGCGTGATGACCATGACAGGTCTGCGTTTGTCGGCCATCCGTTCGAGGTTGGCCATCTGAAGCAGATCGAGTCGGAAACCGAACGTCGGTGGTGTTATGGGAACGCCGAGCAAACTCATATTGGGCGCACTCGAAAACACACCCGTGATCGTGAGTTCGGTCAGGTTCTTGTGGACATTCGGAGTGACGTCCGTGAAGTCCTGAAGTGCATTGCGAGTGACTCGATAGTTCTGGACGTAGTTCTCGTTGTCGATGGCGGACATCGCCACGCGGAATGGCGTGACCGTCGGAATGATGTCGGCCAGGGGCTCGATAGGAACTGTGGATGTTGCCGGATCAAGGGCGTAGAACGACGCTGTCTGCCAACCAAGGAGGCCCCAGACTGGAGAATTCGGGATGCCAAAAAAGTTCGTAGCCATGGCTATCTCACTGTATTGACTTGAACGCTCTGCCCGGCACGAGAGAGACGAACATCAAACTCGCGTTTGATGGCTGCGGCTGCTTGTTTCCCTGCTTCGACGGGATCGAGTACGCCACTAATATCTTGATCGATGTTCCATGTATGATTCGTGATGTTGATGATGGCTTCTGGCTTGATGTCTTCTTTCTTCAATCCGACCTGTTTCATGGATGGGAGCTCTTCAGCCTTGAATTCGGGACCGAGGACTTGTTGATAGAGCAGCCCAAGTGGTGCCAGAATGACTTCTTCTTTCTTCTCCTCCTCCTTTTTCGCCCCCGCTTTCGCCTTCTCAGGTTTGGCGGCGCGTCTCAGGTTGGCCCTTTCATACCGAAGAATCTCAGTATCGGTTCTGCCCACATTTCGCAGAGCAGTGCGTTCGATTTGAGTAAACTTCCTACCCTTCGCTCTCTTTACTGTCTCGGCTACGAACTTGTTGCCGAACTTCTTATTGAGCTCGAGAGTCTCGCGCAGGTCTTGACGCAATATCTTGTCAACTTCCTTTTCGCGTTCTCTCCTTCGGCTTTCTGCAAGCAGGCGAGCTTCTGTCTCTTCTGGTGTTTCGCCAGGACGAGGGGCACCCCGCATTTTCGTGGTCGTGACGTCTTCGAATGCACCAATGCCCAACCTTCGGGCGAGGGCTAATAGTGTCTCGCTCGATCGGACGAACTCAACGATACGATCAATAACCGCACCGATGGCATCAGCAATCAATTTGATCGGAAAGAGAGCGGCGAGCACAGCCACTTTCACGGCTTTCCATGCCGGACCGAAGTCCTCCGTCAGCCGCTCATCCAGTTGCTTGATCTCTTTGAAAAACCCTTGGAAACCCTCGATAGTGTCCTGCACCAGCGGGATGAGATCGAGCAGCACATCGGAGATGCCCTTGATGATCTTCGGGATGTCTTGCTTGATGAAGTTCTCGTTCTCCCGCACCCATTTGAGGAACTGCTCGAGGAAGTCCTTGACGACCGGGATGAGCTCGACGGCCAGCTCAGCCTTCACGGCCGCGACCTCGCCCATCATATTCGTAAGCTCGTCGCGGAAGGCCGTGGCCTTCCCAATCGTCTCGTCCTTGATGATCCCGGTGGCCTCCCCGGCCAACTCCTTGATGCCCTTCTTCCCCTCGTTCAGGAGGGGTACCAGCTCCGGGCCTCCGCGCATACCGAGAATCTTTGCTGCAAGAGCGGCACGAACAGCCGTGTCCTCCACGTTCAAAAGCGCATCGCCAAGCATGCCCAATTGCTCGGTCGTGGTCTTGCCTTCTAAGAGTTCAAAACTCAGACCGAGCTCATCGAGCGCATCTGTGAACATCTTCCCGCCGCCGGCCGCCGCGTCGAGCATATTCTGATTGAACTTCTGGGACGCCTTGGTCAGGGCCTCGATGCTCGACCCGCTGCGCTCCGCCGCGAACGCGAGGCGCTGGAACTCCTCCGTCCCCATGCCCGCCTTCTGCGAGCCCTTCGCTATCTTGTCGAGGTTCGAGGTCGTCTCGTCTACGAAGCTGTAGATTGACTTACCAAGTTTCACCACGGCAGCGGCAGCAGCAACCGCAGCCGTAGCTATAGCCGCGAAACCAACCTTGGCATACTTGGCAAGCGACTTGAGGGCAGCGCCTCCTTTCTGGCCGGTCTTTGTCGCTTCCTGCCGTACTCCCTTGATCTTCTGTTCAGCCTTTTCCGCATCCGGAGCTTTCACCCCGATGTTGATCAGAAGGTCGGCTATGGTCTGTTCGCCGGGCATTTACTGATGTTCTCGTTGCCAATCCGAATTGAACATCTGAGCGTGCTTCCACGAACTCAGCACATCACGCATCTCGAGGAGGTCATACAACCCATCGAGGTCGATGGTTTCATGCAACGCTTCGTAAGTGTCGGTATTGATCCGCTCTCCGTCACTGCATGCGAGATAGATTTCCCACGGCATGTTGACCGGAGCGATCCCTTCGTGCGGTCCTCCTGCCCGCGGATGCGCCTGCCACTTCTGTCGTTCTTTGCGCATCAGGGGTTTGCGAAAGACGCCCTCCCGACCCAGACAGCCACCCGAATGAGATGACCATAGTCTCCCGCGAAGTGGCTATCGAAGCGTTCGTGAACCGACGCCCGCACTTCGGCGTCCCCAACTTTCACCTTGTCACACTCTGTGTATCTCATGAGATCCCGAAGCACGAGCAACCCATCGGTCTCGGCAGCGCGCTCGCTGATTCGGATGATCATTTGAGTGACGATCTTCGCATCTTCCAAGAGCCCATCGAGATCGGCGTCTTCCAATCCAAATATGAGGTTGGCCACCTCCTCCCCAAGCAAAGAGAGCATCTTGGGGAGGAGGATCAACCCCTCTGACGCAGGAAAGGTCTTGCAGAAGTACGTCTTGTCGTCGATGACTGACTCGTGTGTCTTGATCGTGCCCATTCTGGTTTTTCCTCTCTCCTCGCCACCCTTAGCTGCCGACCACGTTGTTGTCAGTCAAGACTGGTACGTGTGTGATCTTCTCGAAGTTGAACACCCACGTGAACGTCGCGCTCTCTGTTCCCCGAGTCTCGTCAGGCTCGGAGGCGATATAGGCGTTCTTGTAGTAGAAGACCTCACCGGTCGTGGTGTCGGTGACGACCAGAGGGCCGACGACGTTGCGTGCCGCGCGGTCCGTGATGGCCAACGTCCGCAGGTCTTGGTGGGTGCGACTCTCCTGGTCCACGACGATGCTGATCGTCCCCGACATGTCAGGGTTGTAGACGCGTACGACTTTCCCCTGCCCTGTCGGCTTGTTCGTCCAGGAGGCCGCGTTCCGGGCTTCGGTGATCGAGGTCCCGGCCGCGAGTCCGTCCTTGAGGTCGAGCCCGAACCAGGAGCACTCAACATGATCTATTGAATACTGTCTCACTTCCGTTTCTCCTTTTCTGCGATTAGAACTCGAGGTCCAAAACCATGACGAGCTTTTGGATGCCTCCTGCGAACATCGCCTCGGCCGAGATCGTCAGAACCCGGGTTTGCTTGATGGTGCTCGATATGTCGGCCACGTTCGGCACCGTGACGACGGGCTCGAAGTCCTCGCTGAAATGCCCGTAAGTCACACCCTGATCCAATCTGGCCTTCACAGTTGCACGAATCAGGTTGATGCCCGCATTGGTGTACGGGACCACATTCTGCGCCACGAAAAGGGCGACGATGTCCTCCTCGAGCCGCAGCTTGATCCAGTCGATGGTCGTCTGGATATCCACGAAGTACGGCGTGCCGTAGGACGTGAGCCCCTTGCTCGTGAAGCTGAGGCCCTTGTTTCTTCCGTACAGGTTGCCGTTCGCTCCGTAGATGGCCGTCGCCTGCGCCGCCGTCACGGCGTCATAGGTGATGCCCTCCAGCGTCCGGTAGGCCCAGATGCCACGACCCCCAGGGCTATCCAGATCCATCCCAAAGCCGCTCGATGCCCAGGCACCATCGGCATACCCGTTGGCTGCCCCGCTGCTCGTGGCGTGATACAGTGGTCCCACGGTGCGTTTGTACCCGGCTGCCTGGAGGGTGAGGGCGACGTTGCCCACAGTTCCGTTCAGGAAGTCGGCATCCGCGCTCTGCGGCACGAACATGTGCGTGTCGTTCGCCTCGGTCCACGCGGCGACGGTCTCGATGTCCGCCTTGACCCGGCTCTCGATGGTGTGTCCGTACCAGGACTCGGGACCGGCAACGGCAGTGATGGCGTTGAGAGCATCGTCCCAGTTGGCGTCCCCCGTGATGAAGCCCTTGTCGTACTGCGGGTTCGTGCCGTAGATCGTCGTGATGCGGGCACGGATGTAGTACAGCGAGGCGCTGCCGTTGATGACCGAAGCCGCCCAGTCAGCCGGCTGCGTGAACGTGAGCGTCTGGACACCGACGGCCGCGGTGAAACCGGTGGTGTTGTCGGTCACGCCCGCGAGCGCAGCCCAGGCTGCCCCGTTCCAGTATTCCCAGACGACCACACCTCCCACGCCCTGCACGCCGCCCGTGTTGTCGAAGGTCACTCCCGTGAAGGGCACGGCGCTGCCGATGATGCAGGCGTCTCCGATGGCCTCCGCGGCTGGGAAAATGATCCAGTTGTTGAGGGTGGCGTCATTCGCCTCCGTGGTCATGTCCACGTAGGCGGGAGCGGCGTCGAACTGCCAGACCTGGTCGAGCGTGCCTCCCGTCGCCGGAATCTTGCGTCCGATGAGGACGGAATCCACAGCGTCGTCCTGCGCGAACACGGACGAGATCCAGTAGTAGATCTCGGGCGCGGCACCGCTGGTGAAGCCGTCGCTGACAGCTCCCGCAACGCTCGTATACGGACCATTCTGGCGCGCTGTAGTGATGTCGTGCTCGAACAATCCCATGTAGCTCCCGAAGGAGAACCTGGTGGGTGTCGCTGCCGCCACATTGACGGTAATGTCACAAAATGCGGTGATTGGTGCTGCACACATGATGTTTCCCTGCCGGTCTCTCCCGGCCGTCGACA